CCCAATCCTGAATCAACAGAAACCATCATAGCACCCTCGTTTGAGAAGTGCAACATGACTTTCGCTGAATCAGATAGTTTCAAGATCTGCAATACTTGTCCTACCGGCCAACTCCAACCTTTGTTAAGAGTGCCCTTAACGTCAGTTGCAAACGTAAACTCACCACCATGTGATGCTTGATCTCCGAATGTGAATATCAGGTTTCCATCTTCGGTTCTTACAACGAATGAATTGTGTTCTGTGTTTGCTGTTGCCTGGAAGTTGAATCTTTGTACACTTGCCACTGTTGGTTCTATTTCAACGTCCCACTTAACTCCCTTAAACTTCACAGTCTTAAGTTTCTCGTTGATTATCTCAGCATTCATAAATCTGTAGTCGTTCTTAAAGTCACCTTTTTCATTCTCAAAGTGTATACCTGTTGGAACTGTGGCTCCATTTCTTTCGCCGGACAATACAGTTATCTTTGCTTTATCTTTGTACTCAGGACACTTTAAATGGATATCTAATTTACCCATCTGAGGCATACCAAACGTACCAGACATTTCCGCTTGTGGTTTGTGAAAAGACCCTTGCAAGATTACTGATCTGTCTTCTGCCATACTGTCGATATTGGTTTCTTTGTCATCACCAGTAATTTTAACAAGATCTAAAAATCCCAGTCCATGCGTGTGCTTAACGATGTCTTTTAAGATGTCTATCATAATGTCTTATTGTATAGTATATTTAGATCTTAGTCTAGTGTTATTTCAGAAACTTTGTATACAACCGGATTTTGTTTACCAGGCTTACGGAAAATGGCAAAATTGGCACCTGGCCTGAATTGACTCATTTCTACAACATCATAACCAGCAGATTTAATCATCTTGGTCATTGCATTTTTGTTGTTGAACGCCCAATAACCTCTTTTTGCATTATGTAAATCAACATCATAATGGCAGTCTGCGTATTGCAAAAATACATAACCACCCGGAATCAATATCCTTTTTATCAGTCTAAGATATTCCTCTATGTGCTTTTGTGTAAAGAACACAAATGTGTCCCAACTAAAGATAAAATTGCATGATGCAGTTGGTATTTTATGTCTATTATCTAGGCCCCAGTTGTTTTCATCGGTGTTGTACCATTTTATATATTTTTGGTGGCCTGGATTGAATCTTCTACGAACTGTCCTTTCAAACTCCGGTATTATGTCAAGGAAGAAATTTAATCGCCATGCTCTAAATTCTTTTGAAAATGTACCAAATCCCGGTCCAATTTCAAGACTGTTAAATTCAGCACCGTTTCTCGCAAATTGATATATTTTTGTTTGCACCATCCTGTATAGGAATTCATCGGTTACTGGTTTTGCTCTCTTCATTTCGACATCTTTCACAAACCATTCTGGCGTTTTATCATATCTGTTGATTGATTCCTGGTTATTGGCATCCACCGCGGTTGCTATATCACGCAGTATTTTTAGATTCGAATCTATTAACTTTTGTAAGTCTTCTTTTTTGACTTTTTCTAGTTTTTCAATTAGTAGTTTGATTTCTTCTATGCTCAGCATATGGTTATTTAGAAGTCAAATAGTTTGTTAAATGTATTTGTGGTTTCAGTTGATTGCACGTCCCACCCTAGCACTCCTATAAGATTATCAATTTTCTGATCTAGTATTGTTGATTCCATTGCATCGCTATCAAATGGCAATTCTTTGAACCATTCTGGTATACGCATTTCATCTACAGGATATGCAATACTAGTATAACCTAATGGATTGTTTTTCAATTTACAAACAATTACTTTTGCACCATCGGTGATAGGAAGAGAATACTTGTCTCCATACATTTCTCTGCATTTATTCCAATTCATACTTGCCCTCACATGTCCAGGCATATTCGCTCTGCCTTGTTTTTCTTCTGCTTCTGTGTACTTTGTCATATTGTTTGCTCTTTTTGGTGAACCTTTTTCCCAACCTGGTCTTGCTTTGAACTCTGCTCTGAATTCACTTATTTTTTCCAGTACTTCTGTTTCTGTTTTGCCTGTCAATACCATGTATAGTAAGTCACTTAAAAAATCCTGTACAAAAACAGGCGTATCACTACGTTTAAGATCTAGTCCCATGGCCTTCATTTTGCCTTCTTTGCCTTCCACATCTGTACGTTTGCCTTCCACGTCATAGTATAACACTGCATACCTTTTCTTTGTTATGAATAATCCTTTCGAAGCAACAAGTTCCCTGCCTGCTTTAATTACATCTCCTCTTGTTGTTGGACAATGGAATGCTTTGGTCATGAATGCCTTAAAAGATCCATTGACTTCTTCTGCAATTTTATCGTATAACCCAATTACAGATTCTTTTGTCCATGGTATCAATCCATCATTGATTTCTTTTTTCAATGTTTTATGTGCTGAAAAATACACTGAATCAGTATCACCATACACAACACTTTCACCTTTGTGATCATAGTTGCCTGCAACAATTTCGTTTACTTTGGCTCCCATGTGTTTTGTTATACATCTACCGGTCAAGGTGACTGATTGTCCTATCCTGATGTCAAAGAACCTACAGCCTGGATTAAGTATTGCGCCATACAAACTGTTCAAATTAATTTTTTTGACAAGTTGCCTTTTGTCCCAATACTCCCTTTCAATTTCATTATCGGCACAATCTCGCATTTTCTGTTGCATTTCCTGTCTTTCTGCATACCAACGTTTTAGTAATCCTGGAATAATTGCTTCATACTCGTATGTGAATATAGTACCATTCGCACTCAACATCCATTTGTTGTTGCCGTCGAATATAATATCATAAAGTTGTGCCGCACTCATCCTCACACTTGTTTTGTCTTCCCAGTCTACAATTATTTCTGTACCTTTTTCCTTATTCATTACTGCCTGATATTCCCAACTCCCGAACTGACTGTCCCATGCCGCCGCGAATGATTTCTTGGCATGTTTGGCTCTGTTTATTTCTGCTGATGTGATCACAGGTCTTATCTGTCCTACGATTGTTTCAGGACCCATGTTCAGTGCTCTAATGACAGATGGATACAGTGAGTTAATGTCGATGGAACCAATCCAGTCATGTATACCTTTTTGTGGAGTGGCAACGTATGCACCCGCGGCCGGTTGGTTCTCTTCTCCCTCTTTCTTGTATTTTCTACCAGGAACAATCATGCCACGTCTGTGTGTTTCGTTCACTATCGCCTGTTCAGTTACTGCAACCGCACCCATTGTAGTCTGAAGCAACACTGTGTTCTGGTGTGCAATCTCATTGGCAAGTTCTATAAACTTTAGTTTCTTCTCAAGTTTGGCCAATAGTGCAGTATCCTGCCTGTTGTATTCTATAAACAATCCAAAATCATTTTTATACAGGTTATCTAAAGAACCTTCATATATTGTTTTCTTTTCTCCAAGTTCATGTTCACCGATTGCATCTAGTCTGAAACTGTGTCTTTCCTCATATGTGTATTTCCTGTATAGTTCGAGCAAGTCCAAATGCACCCTACCCACAAGGTCAAAACTTAACTGTTCTCTGCCATACTTTTCAAACACTCTCCTCTTTGGTTTTTCGCCCCAGAAACAAAGTCGCCTTGTGTCATCACCACTCAACACTTTCTGTATCCTTCCAACAGTGTATGGAATATCATAACCCTCACTGTTCCATCCTGATAAAATATCTGCATCTTCTACTAGTTGCAAAAATGCATCAAGCATATCTTTTTCTTTTTCAAAAAGCATTGTGTTAGGAAAACGTTCTGTAAGCACCTTCGCATCTTGCATACTGATTGTTTTTGGCGGAACTGCTAGTGTGACCAGTTGATCCGTCCAACCCATGTAACAACTTATGGCAGTTATAGGCATGAACGGATCATCCGTTGTTGAATAACCTCGATCTGGATCGAAGTCAACCTCGATATCAAAAAACATAACATTCAGTTTTGGAGTTTCCTTACCTAGGTAGTTCTCCTCCAAGCATCTGAATACCGGATTGATATCATGTTCATAAAGTTGCTTGTTGGATCTTATCCTCTGCTCCTTGATGAATTCTTTGTTTGTTTGGCAAATTACCCTCTGCAACGGTTCGCCAGTCATTGACCTGTGTTTACCCCTAGCGTCAGGATAGTAGAACACATACCTAGCGTCATACTCTACGAACACACGTCCTTTTTTGGGATCACGTTCTACAACATAGATCCTGTCTTCGTCCTTTTTGTATAGTGCGTCTATATAACTCATTGTATGAATACCTTGTATAATCCTATTGTGTTCATAATTGTAAACCACCCTGTAAGGCAAGCGATCCAAACAAGTCTTCGTCTGTATCCTGCCCAACACATGGTGCTAGACCCTAGCCAGTACAAAGGAAACACTATACTCATTATAGGATGAGGTGATGTAAAAGTCAAGACTGCAGAACCCATTACTGTGACTATTACGGAAAACAGTTCTAGATAGAACGCAAAATTATCTGTCTTATAACTGTTTACCCAAAATTCTTTGAGTAATTTTATCACTAAAGTTTGCCGGCTGTGTTTAGTATGCTTTCCAGCGTGTCCATCTCGTCAGCGATGTTTTGATAGTTGCCTCTGTGTGCAACAGATATCGCCTTGTTGATAAGTGCTGGTTTCAATTCTAGTTCTTCTGCTATTGCTTTAACTGTGTCTTTCAATCCCGATCTAAGATCTTCTACCTCACCTAGTACCTGTGAGCCCTGTGAAATGATTTGGATTAATTTTTGTTTTTCAGCGTCATTAAAGTTTCTTACTGCCATTTGTTTCTCCTGTTGTTATTCAACAAGTATATAACAAATTTTGTATGAATGCAAATTATTTTTTCTTTTTGGTAGCGACGTTTATTGCTTTACCACGCCTATTTGGATTTGGATCTTTTCTTCTTTTTCTACGTGCCGCACTTGCCCTGCCTTTTTTACCTAGTGCGTATGCTTTAGACCTCGGTAAACATTTAGGCTTGCCTTCACCCTTGCTTTTGCCACCGCATGATCCTCGGATTTTTCCACCTGGACCCATTCGTACCCATTTGTCCTTGAACCACTTCTTAAGATTTTCATCTAATGATTCGTGTAGCACGAGTCCATGGCAGTTCACACAGAAGTCTACGTGTTCTCTCTTAACGCAGTTGGGCACACGTTTGCCGAACATGGTCTTCATGCCCTTCTTCTCGTAGCCTTTCCAACAACGTGTTCCTTCTAGAATTTCGTTTATCTTCATTACTTCTTACTCTTGTTGCCCCAATTGGCCGCGCCTTTTTTACGACACTGAACTAGAGCACCAGAGGCGTAAGCCGAAGGCCAAACTTTGTATCTTGATCTGACTTTGTGATAGCAGGCGTCTTTCTTCTCTGCTAGTTTTTCAAACTCTTCTAATGTGATTCCTGTGACTTCGTTAACTTTCATGTTACCACTTTCTACAAGACCAATATCTCGCTTTGGTCTTTGGTCCTGGGTTAGCACAGTTGTGACGTGCTCTAAAACTTTTTCTTGCTTTTGGATTGCTTTTTCTAATTCTCATAGTTTTTCTTTTTGCACTAGTACCGCCGTGTCCAAAGTTTACTTTCTTCACGTTTCCGGATTTTGGATCCTTCACGTACACTTTAAATTTCTTAACATCACCTCTCATTGGTTTATTAAGTGGCACTTTTCTGCCTCTGTATTCTGCGTCAAACAATTCTGTCTCGTCTTCTGGGAAACCTAATGGACCAAGCACTTCTTCGAAATCCTCGTCCTCTTCTATGTTGAATTCATCACCTTCTGGGAATGGCTCGTAAGATTCGTCTGTTGATAAATCATCTTCAACCTGTCCAAGTGCTGTAAGAGCCGATGTCTTCCTGTCGTCGTCTATTGGCAATTCTGCTATCCTGTCTTTCATAGCGGAAATGTCTAACATCAGTTTTGTGTAATCTATGTCGCTGTCTTTCGGTGCTTCGTTAGTTGTTGCGTTCACACCGTCAATCCTGCTTATTAAAGATTTCATGTCTTCCATTGTAATCGATTCTCCCATCTGCATTTGTGTTTTGTCTTTTGTGAATTGTGTGGTCTTAGTCAAGCCTCTGCTACCAGCACTTGCAGGTGACTGCACCTGTTTCTTAGCATCAACAACACCTTGGTCTCGTAGTTTCACAGTGTCGTCTATGTATTTGCCGTAGTTGTAAGGTATACCCGTCATATGATGTATTTATTTCCACAGCACCATCTTGAAACGTTCTTTGTCTATGCCAAAAAACTTTGTTTTCCATGCACTTTGCTCAAAAAATCCTAACGAATGCCACTCATCCTTGCGTTCTAGCATTGCTTTTGCCCTTTCATCCCAATCCTGATTGAGTAAAAATTCTTCCATTGATGCTTTCTTGTCTGCAATCTCGTTGTACTCAAAACCATCATACTCCCAATGCAGTAATTCAAAAACATTGCCTTCACGATCACAGTAGTCTATGCTGAAATCCAGTCCCCATTTTGGTTTCATTGCAACCAGTTTGTGGAAGTGTGGTCGATAGTCTGCCCAAGATTTAAGTTGTTGCAGGGCATCACCTGAGTATCCCTTTCTCTCAAACATCACGGCATGATTTACATGTGGTCCAGATTCCGGTGAATCGTCTGTGAACCAGGTCTTACGCAAAGTTATGTGTTCACCGTCCCTGTGTTTTGTGGTATTTTCACCATTGGCCACAGCATATAGTTGCTCTAGTTTGGTAAGGTCATAACCATTCTGGTCAAACAGTGCAACGGTGTCTTTAGGTGGACAGGCGAATACACTGCTAATACGTTCACTCCAATAAGGGTTCGAATTGAACTTGTTGTCGGTCAAGTGTAATTGCATACACTTATTTAATTTTTTAGATTATTTTTTTTCTGCGGGGTCTAGATCGTTTGTAAACTTATCTTCTGCAGGCAATTCAACGTCCTCGCCTTCGTCAAACTCAGGATCTAGCATTGGCACTTCGCCTGCTTTTTCGTCTTCGTCTTCTTCTTCTTTTTCTTCTTCTTTGTCGTCTGCTTTTTCTTCTCCCCTGTGAGGCTCAGATAAATTTCTTTTGTCTTGAGAGTCATCTGCTATCACTTCTTCCTCAGGTGCCTCTGCCTTTTCCGCGTCTGCTATTATTTCTGTAGTTTCTGGAGTTTTGACAAGAATGCTTTTTTGTTCTTCGTTGTAAACTGCTTCATTGTCTGAGAAAGTGTTGTATAGTTCAACAAGTTGAGATTCTTCTGCGTTTTTGATATATTCTGCGATATCTTTTTGCATAACTTCTCTAAATGATTTTGCGTCATAAGTTTGTTCTTCTTTTTGTTCTGCTTTCAATTCAGCAAGTTGTGATTCTAATTCAGCAATTTTATCTAGTCTTTTGCTTTCTTCAGTCACTGCTTTTTTAATGCTTGTTGCTAGTGAGTCATCTGCATCTGATTCTTTGATGGCTTTTGTTATGACTGATTCTGTTTTTGGTTCTTCTGTTATTGACTCAACTAATTTCTCTGCTTTTGCCGATACTTTTGGTTCTTCTGTGTATTCTTTGATTCCTGCTAGTTTGGCTATATCTGCCAATGAAATATCTTTATCATCTAAAACTTTAGGCTCTGATCTCGCGGCTTCCATCAATTCTGCTCGCTCTTGTTCTGGTGAACTATTGCTCATTTCCTTCAAACGAGCAACCAAGTCTGCAAAACTATTTTCTGTTGATTTATTACGTGCCATATGAAGTATTTATATTTGTTGTACTTTTATTTAATGCGTTGATCAAGCAGTATAGCAAGTTTTGACTCGTATGCCAATGCTTCGGTTTTTACAAATTTGCTATATTTTTCCTGCATACCTTTTACGAAACTGAGGTCTCTTCCAGATTCTAGTCTTACTTTGACTGCTGACAAGTCTTTTTTAATCATATCAGCAAGTTCTGTTTTGCCTTGATCCTGTGCTAATTCAAGTGCTGTCTCCATTGCCTGCACAGCCGGTATACTTCTGTCTATTGCGTCCTGTATCGAACCAACACCTGCCAATCCTGCCACCACAACACCGGCCATTGCTAGGTTACGTGCCCAGTCTTTGATACCTTCATCTAACACTGCTTCTTTTTTAGGCTTGCCGTGTTTGTTATGCTGTGCCCATGCTATGGCGTAAGGTGCTCCCTTGTCTTTGAATTTTTTCTTAAGTGCTTTAACCTGTTTCTCTCTGCCTGGAGGTGCTTCCTCATTATTTTTTCTTTGTTCTTTTGCTATCTCTTTTTCAACTTCGTTTACCCTCTTGGCAAGTATATTCATCATGCCTGGCTTTGTGTCCACATCATCTAACGAAGTTTCCCTTGCTAGAATCTCATCAATGTGTTTCTGCACTATACCAGCATGTCTTTGTAATATGTTTGAGTCTAATTCTTCCCTGTATGGATTAAGTTTCTGATATTCTTCGTAGTTGTGTACACCCTGTAGGTAATCTGCCGCCTTGTTCAATTTGCTCTGCACCCAACCCTCAAGGTCATCACCCTTGTCGATCATGTCCATCAACTCTATCGCATACTTGGCAGTGTGATACAATGTGCTTTTACTCATGTGTCCTTCGCCTGCGTCTTCCGTCATGCCACCATCATCGTATAGGCCGGCCTTCTCGCCCTGCATATAGCCATGCACTTTTTTTACATAGTCACCCGCAAGGTCAATTTTCTTTGCCACCCATGCCTCCATCTCCGCGGAGTCATCGATCATGTTGTGTATTTTTATTGCGTGTTTGCCAATCTTTAACAATTGGTTAAGAGCCATCGAAGCCTCATATGTGTCCGCTTCGACTGGCTGGTTGTGTAGTTCATTAATTTTCATTTTAATTGAAACCTACGTGTGTTACTTCTGGGTGTTGTTTTTTTATTCTGTTTGCTTCGAGGTGATACATTTCAACTTCATCGTATTCGTTTGACTCTTTGTCGCTGACGTTCATTCTCAGATATTTGTCAGTAGCGGCAATAAAATCATCTATCGGCGTTGACCCTGTGTTTTCAAAATCTGGATCCAAACCAATTCTTGATAACAACATCCTTGCGGCCGCGTTTGATCTGTGTGGAGTTTTGAACTCCATGTCGTCGGGATATGTCATTGTTCTACCTTCGGGATCTTTGGGATCCTTGTAGTATCCGTAAAAACTTGCGCCTTCTTCTATTTCATCATCTGTCAAATCTTTTTGTGGTTTCATTATGGACAGATAGCCTTCTTGGTCACCGTACATTTTTTTGAATATCTCTGGATTGTGATCCGCTATTTTTTTCATCACGTATTCTCTAGGAGCAGTGTCTGAATTTTCAATGTGTTGTGCCAGTGACTTCAGCATGTCCTTGTCTAATAGGTCTGCTGATTTCATGAACATGCCATAGTCCATTGAATCTGGACCAACTTCTCTGGCGTAATTTCTTATTGTTCTCGCCGCTAATGTTAAGCCTTTTTGTTTTTCAAATTCGTGGAATCTCATAGTATCAGTATTTATTATGCACAGGCGTCACAGCGACAGTGCTTACAAACCTCTATTTCGTATTTTTTAGACCCATCGACAGGGTAATTTTTCTCAGTTCTTCTACAATCCTTGCCACAATGACTGTCGCAACCGCAGTTTTTACACGTTATAGGATCTGTTAGTATTAAAGGTTCCATTATCTTTTGAT